GATACTTTCACGGGTCCCGCAGAAAAAGTAGTCCATAAACTAATAGATGACTTGGCTACGATGGGTCGCCACACCAATACTACTATGCTTTGCCTCTCGCACTACCTTACCAACTACAAAAAAACCCGTCTGCTCCTCAACGAAGCAACCCATATCGTCGTATATCCAATGGCGACCAGTTTCCACGCCCTTTCCTATCTCCTCAAAACCCACATCGGTCTCTCAAAGGACGATTGCCGAGACTTGAAGAAGATGGGACGATGGGTTTGCTTATACAAACATTACCCGCAGTGGCTCGTATCCCTACACCACGCACGAGTTCTCAATCAGTAATAAAATATGTATAGAGTATATAGAATGTCCTACTCACAATGGTCTAACTTTGTGTATTACCGATTGGGAGATATAGCAATGCTCGGTTCTACTACCTACCAAGCACTCCAAGCGAACATTAATGTATCCCCGTCTCTACTTGCTCCAAACTGGCAAGTTCTTCCCGCTCCCGCTGGTGCTGGTGTAAGTTCGCTTTCAACACTTACGGGTGCTATTACGCAGTCTTGCTCTGCTGGAACTTATACGACTGCTGGTAATGATATTGTTCTGACCCTTGCGTTTCCCGTTCCTCCTATTTCTGCCGTGAATGGTCTTGGTGGAAATCCCGTTATTGATACTCTTGCGAGAAGCACTATTGAAGTCCAGACGATTTCCCCTAATATCCAAGTGGGACTGAATACAACTGCGTTTGGAACATATACAGAAGCGACTGGTGGCTCTTCTCTTACAACGATTACTTCTGCCCTTTGTGTCCCCACGAGTGTTATTCAACTAACCTATATCCACGCTTCTTCCGTTCTAACGCCGAACTACCTTATTGGGCTTACTGCTGGAACTGGCGATTTCCTTGTGAAGACAAATGCGAATGTGGATATTGGCGACCAAATCAACTGGCTAATACTGAACCCGTAGATTTCTTCTTATGTTTTTTGATACACTTTTCACACCAATAGACATCTGGCTTCTCAATCCCATCTTTCTCAAACCAGTTCAAATACGACGACTGATTATCGCAGTTGCGACAAAGGCGAACATCGCACTTCTCACAACGGCTACATACCGCACACTCGCACACATCACACCCGAAATGCGGGTCTAACTTCTTCTTACACTTGATACACTCCATCTGGATATAATAGGTGTGGAAACTTTAAACCCATTCATAAGATAGGTAAGATAGGTAAAACGCAAACTTTTGGCTCCAAAAAAATCCGTCCCTCGTGAGAAACTTTGCGAAACGCCTATCTTGCCTATCTTATCGTAAAGTTTAAAGATTACTTGTCCTATTATAGTAGATGATGTGGGCTATTCTTGGTGCTATGAGTGTGTGTGCGATACATTACCGCTTTGTTGCGAAGCCTTATCTGGATACACAACGAAAGGAACTGGAACGACTAAAATCTCTTAACAAAGTATAGAATGGACGCTAATCTTTTGGCTTCTGCTGGGGTCAGCACAACGACTATGGCGATATTGTTTATCGCTTACAAGGTATTTATGAAGTTGAAGGGTCATCGGCTCGTCTCCGATTGTTGTGGTCGGAAGGGAGAGGTAGGGTTTGATGTGAGGGATATGCCCCCAACTCCGCCAGAAGAAACCCAAAGTCATCAATCGGTTCCGCCGCTTGTGGGTGAGAAGCCAGAAACTCTTTCCGTAAGAGTTCCAGCACAGACAGAACATCGGGAGCCGAAAGAAACTGCGTGAGTGCGTTAAAAGCATCTTTGCCCTTACATTGTGGCGGTAATGAGCGAGACCGCACGAGATTATCTAACCACGCATCAATCCACAATAACTCTTGGGGGCTACACGATTTCTCCACGAGTTCTCTACCCGTTTTGGTAGAAAGCACTGGCTTATCCTTCTTGAACTTTTCCAAAGGTTTCGCTTCGTCGTTTTTGACTTTTTTTACACGCCAATCCTTTCCTAATGGAGAGCCATACATCTTTTATCTGTATAAGGTATAGATAATATGCCCGTTGGATTAGGTCAAGTGAAAGACTATCCGCTCTCCGATGGTGATATTCGCACGATACTTGGTGATGATATTAGTATCATTACATACCCAGATTTGAATAAAGTCAAAGACATATCGCAGATTTTTGATAAGAAGGGCAGATGTATATTGCTCTTCCTAACATCAAGTCCGACTGCGGGTCATTGGTGTTGTTTATTGAATAAGAAGAAAGGTATAGAGTTCTTTGACCCTTACGGAGAAGCACCAGAAGAGCAGAAGGAAGGAGCAGACCCCGCACTATTAGACCAGTTAGGGCAACGCCAACCGAGATTGGTGGAACTACTACGGAAGAGTGGAAAGCCCGTTTTCTACAATACTTACCCATTTCAAAAGGACAAATCAAACATTAATACTTGCGGACGGCATTGTGTCGTAAGGTGCCTCTATGCCCCCTATTCACTGGAAAAATATAAGAGCATTATAGATAGTAGTGGCTTGTCTCCCGACGACTTCGTCTCGGGCATAACCTATGATAAACTGCGGAAGTAAAAAATATGTGTAGAGGATATAGAAGAGATGTTCTCGTCAAGCATTCAGACGCACGGAGACAATCAAGATGCCCCCGATTATGTCTATTACAATGCGGACATCATCAACAACACCACGCAGAATACCTTTGCGGGTCAAGCCATCAAAGACCCACAGATTAGGTTCAACGAGACCCGTGATACGGCGATTATACGGAATGCCGCCGACTATTACTTCTCCATCATTCGCTTCACGATGGACGGAGCAAACAGAGATTTACCTCTCTTCATTCCCAACATCGCAGAAGGCACGGGACAGACGAATGTAAATCTTACGACCTATTCTATGGCGGTTTCATTCTCACAGACTATCAACTTGGGTGCTGCTGATATTGTTGTGAATGGTGTGCCCCAGCAACGCTATATCCAGTATGTTCCCGAGACACAAAATCCTATTTCCGCTCCTCCGCCACGCATTATCGCAGCCGACAACTTTCAAGGTGTCTATGCTGGCGGAACACAATACAAACTTGGCGACATCGTATCTATGACGGGTGCTAATCAGTATGGTTCCTTTGATGGTCCTTTCTATCAAGTCATTCCCCAGCAACAATGGCTCGTCAATCAGACCTATCAAGTAGGGGCAGTAGTCCAGTTCAACAATGTTCTCTATCAAGCAATCGCAATCACAACGGGTATTACTCCCGCCGTTGGTGCGAACTGGGTTCTTGCTCCACCAGTCGGCACAAACCCTACAACCTCTAATCTCTGGTCTCTTGTTGGGAATGATTTGGGGAACACACAAGACCTTACAAGCCGTTATTACTGGGTCTATACCTACCAGCACTTCGTAGATTTGTGGAATAACACGATGGTAGATGTGGGTCAGTTCGGCTCTGCTCCCGCAGCCACTTCTACTTGTGCCTATCAAGACACTTACAACGCTTTCTACGCTGCTTATCTTGCTGCTGGCGGTCCCGCTGGTTCATTCCCCTATGCGACCTTCGGTGCTTTCTGTAATGCCGTCTATCCTCCCGTGATGAAGTATGTAGCAGACACGAGCAAGTTTGATATTTATATGGATAGTGCTGGATTTGGTGAGCGTCTTACGGCATTCACGCCTACGGCTTACGCAGCGGGTCCTCCCGTTGTAGTGGGTCTTCCAGAACACCCAATCGTCCGTCTGTTCTTCAACGCAAATATGTTTGGTCTCTTCGCCAACTATAACAACACCTATTACAACTTGCCTACGGGCACACTCTTCGGTGGTGTTGTAGTCCCCGACGGCTATGTGAATGAAATCCTTGCGACCAATAAGGCATTTCAGAACATCGCAGACTTCCGCCTATCACCTTACACGGGTATTGCTCCTCTTGGCTACACACCAGTCAGCCTTACGGGAGCAGCAATCACCCCGAATATGATTGGTCGTGTCTATTACATCGCCCAGCAAGATTACTCCTCTACGGATAGTCTTTGGTCTCCCGTATCGTCTATTGTTTTCACATCTACTCTACTTCCTATCCGAACAGAGGCTACGGGTGCTCCCGTCGTGCTTGGTGCTGGAAACTTGGGGTTCAGTCAAGCCACCGTTCAGTCTGCTTTCCAGCCTATCATTACGGATATTTCTCTGGATACATCTTCGGGCAACGCAGACGCTTACCGCCGTTTCATCTACTACGCACCTTCCGCCGAGTATCGTCTATCCGACTTCTCGTCCTCAAAGCAAGATGTCCGCAACATAGACATTCAAGTCTTTTGGAAGAACCGCTTGGATAATCAACTCTATCCGATTAATATGTTTAACTTATCGTCAGTTTCCATTAAGGTTATGTTTAAGCACAAGGACGCTGGACTTGCCCCCGTTGGAATGTAAGTTTCCCAGACAACCCCGAACAATCCATAGTCCCAACCTTTCCGTCCATAACGGCAAGTTTGAGAATATCTTCGCCACCAAAAAAATATTGGTATAAGGTATAATACCAGATGAGTGCCGACATTGAGAAGTTAGCCGTCTTTGATAGTCGCATCGTCCAGTCTCGCCCCAAGTATGCGGTAGAGAAAGGTGCTCTCTCCCTCACGAACGCCCCTTTTAACGCCATCGCTGCGACCCAGTCCCAGCACACCTACAATATCTATGTGCCTTCCGAGAATGTGTATGTGGATAGGGCTCTGGAATGGACTTCCGTCGTGTATATGGCGATGACTGCGGTGCTCCAAGTCCAGCCCGTCCAACTCGCCCCTATCGGTCAGTGGGGTCGTGATTGTGCTCTCCAAGCCTTTCCCCTAAACTCTCTCTGCTCCACCCTTACGGCAACAATCAACGACACGACCTCTGTGATTAACACCCAAGATGTTCTCAAAGAGGTTCTGCGTCTGACGGATTACAAGAAAAATCGCCTCCAACGCACTTGCCCGACTATGCTTGATAAGTATCAGTCCTATAACGATTGTGCGGGTGCGGTGAATAACACCCTTGCTGGATATGAGAGCCAGACGGATTTCGCCGAGACCCCGAATGGTTCTTTCCTCAATGTAATCTACACTGACCCGCAAGGCAACCCTCTTCCCGCTGGAACATACCCAGCAACTCCCGCAACTGGCTACACTCCCGCATATCCCGCTAATGGTGGTATTCCCGCTGCGAACTATGTATCACAGAACGGGCAGCCTTGCGTCCCCGCAGACTGGGTTGCTGCGACTGTTTATCCCGTTGGCTCTCTTGCGGTGAATGGTGGAACGATTTGGATTGCCGCTGCTCCCGTTGTTGGTGTAATCCCAGTTGCTCCCGCTTGGACTAACGCTGGTGCGGTTGCTGGTGTGTCTTACCCTCTATGGTTCCGCTGGGGTTCTACGGAGAAACTCGTGCTCTCTCCTTTCGTGTTCTCCGACTGCCACGAGTGGGACACTGGTCTTTTCGGCATTAACAACATTCAACTCATTATGAACTTACAAGCACCTTCCCGCACCGTTCGTAGCACCACGAAGTTCGGTTGTGCTCTCACTGCCCCTATCTATAACGCCAACTCTTCGTCTGGTGCCTTTTCCAACTCTCGGGTGAACGTCCAGTTTCTAACCCCTTCTCTTGATGTGCCTCTGCCTCCCAAGTCAGTCGTGCCCTATATGGAGTTCCCACGCTACATTACGGCGTATCAAGGTGGGGCTATTCCCAGTGGTGCGGTAGTCCAAATCCAGTCCCAGACAATCACGCTTCCTCAAATCCCCGACCTCTTCATCATCTATGTAAAGCCCAATCCCGCCTCTCTTGCTCCCACACAAGGCGATTACTACTTCCCGATTGCGACTTCCGCCGACAACATCACTGCTCCACTCACAATCAACTTTGACAACTTCTCTGGTCTGCTCTCCTCGCAGACGGCGGAGCAGTTATACGCAATGTCCGTGAAGAATGGTCTTGATATGGACTGGAACTCTTGGGTTGGCGAGGCTCACACTGGGGCTGCTCTTTCTGTTGGTTCTCTTGGTGGTTCTGCTGCGAACTTTGGGGGTGCGGCGTGTGGTCGTGTGCCTCTTGTTGGCGGTCTGCTCGTGTTGAAGCCTTCCCAAGACATCACCCTCCAAACGGGACAAGCACCATCATTGGTAGGGAACTTTACATTCCAGTTCAATATCCAAGTCAAGAATACTTCTGGTGCCGCCCAGTCTGGGGTCCAACTTTATGTGATTACGGCGAACTCTGGGTTCTTTGAGAGCATTCGTGGTTCTTCCCGTATCATCAAGGGTGTTCTCTCCGAGCAAGACATCATCTCTGCTCCTCTTGCCCCTATGGGAACTCGTGATATGCTCTCTCGTTATGTGGGCGGTGCGGGTATGTTTGGTTCTCTTGCGAATATCCTTTCAAAGGCGAAAGATGTCTATCAGCAGACAAAGCCTCTTGTGTCGGCGGCAAAGGGTCTTCTTCCCGAGAGTGGTATGCTCGGCAATCTCCGTAGTGGGCTGAACGCAGTAGGCTACGGCACGGGTGCTGGAACTGGTGGCGACGGCACTGGCGGTGGAACTGGGGCTGGAACTGGCGGTCGCCGTCGTGGATTGTCTGCCCGACTAATGTAAAACCCCGAAACTCAAAATATCTCCGCCACCAAAAAAATATTGGTATAAGGTATAATACCAGATGAGTAGCGTAGTGTTAGACAACTCCGCTTCTACGGGTGCTCCCAACTCTTCAACTCTAACGGCGAATGGTGCTCGTCTCGGCACTGGTGGTCTTTCCACAACTGGAACTGTTTTTGGTGGAAGTGGTGCTCTTAATGGCGGTGTGTTCTATCGTGCTCTGACTGTTTCCGACCCTAATCCCGCTGCTCCCGCAACGCAGACCCCTTTTGCCTCAACCACATATGCGATAGACCAAGCGGGCGGTGGTCTCAATCCCAATCAACTCCAAAAGTTCGTATATGCCGACCCTCGTGTGAGTGGTCCCCAGACTATTCAAGAATACGAGGAGGGCTACTATG